ACTTGCAAATCGATAGGTTTAATCGTATCTTGCATTTGAGATCCTTGTTTTTTGTATTCTATTGCGTGGAAACAAGAGAAATACTAAAAAACAAGGATCTCTTCAAGTAAAAAATTAGTTATTTCAGCATGTTTGTTCTAATTTTGAAAGCAAAATAAACTCCGAAAGTCGAGTAACAGAACAGGACAATACCGCAATGTGGAGTAAAGAGCCTCCTGCATATCCTGTAATAGATACTGTTTGCCTTCGGCCTCTGTTATAGGAGGATGATCTTGGTGGCACCGATGACCATAACCGATAGTCCAACATCCACCCGGACATATATAAGGATATGCTTTGCCCTCGGGATCGTCTTCATGGACATGATGAAATCCCTCGAAACTCATGGCCAGCTCCAATGCTTGATGAGGCATTTTCATTGTCCGCCTCCCAACAATTTAAGTTTGAGTGCTATGCCTGCGATGAGTGATGCCAGGATCGCAGTGGTGATGATACGCACAATTGTCTGGCAGGCAGTACGCCGGGCAATCCGCAAGGCATCAATGAGACCTCGCAGAGTACGGATATCTTCTGCTGCGTCGTTGCCCTCAAGACCGACATCTGCCAGTGCCCGCCTGGCTCCTCTTTGTGCGGCATCGTCTAGAAGCGTCTCCAGTTGATCCTTTGAAAACGATAGACATTCATTGGTTTCAATCATTTATTCCTCCAACGGCAATTCCGCCTCAATTGATGTTATAAAACCGGAATCTCCCAGTTGGTGCTTTACACTTTTAATGACCCATACCGCAGGGATTCCAGGCCGGAAGTCGATAGCCAGTTTACACTCAGCAGCAATACGTGGGTTTCCGGACAGTGAGAGACTGAGCTCAGATTGCCCTCTATCTCCGGTGTTCTTCCGGCTCTTCGCAGCTTCCAATGCTTCCTGCTTAGAGGCATGGACAAAGCGAATCGTTGCGTAGGGAGCTTTGCCCACCGTCACTTCCCGACGCTCGCCTTTTTCAAAATCCCACCAGTATGCCTTGGTCCCTCCAGACGATCGTGGGACATTTTCTTTTTGCTCTCCGCTGCCTTCTGTTTTACGAGCCGAATGCTGATAGCTCCAGCGGGAGACATCGGATTCTTTCAGGGAAATGATCGGCAGTGTCTTGCCGGAGACACTCTTGGCCTGACCTCGCAGGGCAAAGACCAGCCTGCCAGCTGCGGGTTTAGCCACCGCATCATGTTGACCGGCCAGACGGGTGAGAAACGACATGTCACTTTCCTCTGTCTGGTCCAGGTGCGGGATAGGTTTTGCAGCCAACACCGGATTCATTGCGGGTTCATAGCCATGCTCGAGTGCGATGGTAGTAACAATCGCCCCGAGGGTTGTTTCATCCCAGGACCTGGTCTTGGGGGATCTAAAACTCGTGGCCATGTTGGCGGCCTTGCCGGATACGATGAGCGTTGCCGGTGGAAAAGATATCTCAATCTCATCCACCACATAGCTGCCCATATAAATCAGGCTGGTTTCCTTATATCCAAGAGATATCTCCAAACAGGTACCCACACGAGGCAACTCAGCTATCGCGCCAGTATCCCTTCGCCGATCATCAAGGGTGATACGCACCGTATCTGATTCAATGCCAGCCTCGTCAGTGATCTGCAGTTCCAAAAGACGATCCCTGATCGCGCTTGTGATCTCCACGCTGTCCGCTACAATCCGAAAGTCTGGAATCATGACCACAACCTGATGATATCATCTACCCGAGGGAGCTCGATGTCCGGAAGATTCACCGCCAGCCCAGCGGTTAAATAGGGTGGCAGGTACGCCAAGTGCGGATTGGCCTTCAAGACCTCCGGCACGACATCTTCTCTGCCATAATGCCGGTAGCAAATCAGATCGAGAGTTTCGTTATCCTTGGCGATTACCTGTTGCATGGTCATCTCCATAAGCCTTGAGCTTGATTTTGAATCCTATTTTGCGAGGCTGCCCATTGTCGGCAAAGACAGTGCGAGTATCCCCGACCTCCACAATAGCCCACTTGCCCCAAATCCTGCCCAATCCATCCACGAGTATTTGCGATTTTCCTGTTCCAGCAATGGATCGCAGTTTTTGCAGCACATCCAGGCCACCCGCAAATTGCGGATACATCATGCCGTCCAGGTCGATAATACTGACATCTTGACCGACGTATTGCAGGGCAGGTTCTCTTCCAATGCGAGCCTGCTCCGGCCATCGCCATGAGTTTTTTAGTGCATATTGGTTGTATGCTGCAGTTGCGATTTCAAAGCGAAAATTCCCAAGAGCCATCATGATTCGTTCAGCCATTGTTTACCTCAATCGTACATAGCAGAGGTTGTGTTTCTGGATCCTCGGGACTCTCCTGCAAGTCTTCTGAGGCGGGCTTCAATTATCGCAGCGATATCCTGACCGTCTTGCCCGGGAGGTACGTTGACAGTTATGGGAGCGTTGACTGTGGTGGCAGCAGACGAGCTCTGCGTGTTGACATGTTGGGCAGTCACCGGAGCGGGAACAAGTGTGCTGCTCTTAGTCACTCCACCTGATGCCACTGATACTCCAGGAGAGGGTTTTGCCTCTTCATTGTCACTGCCAAACCATGAACCGAACCAGCTCCCGACCTTTTTCCCGATGTCGAAAACCCAGGAAACCTTGTCTGAGATCCAGGCAATGGACCGCTCAAACACCTGCGTGATGCCAGCCCAAAGATTGCTGAAAAAATCAGCCACCGGCTGCCATCCTGCGCTGATCATTTCCAACGGTGAGAATGAAGCCAGTGCCTGGAACCCTCCGATCACCCCGCCAACCACAGTGCCAACAATTCGAAGCGGTGCAGTCAGCAAGCTAAATGCGCCTGCCAGCACGGTACCTATAATATGGCCCAGGTCCTGACCGGAGGAATGCAACGAATCAAACTCATCCTTGGTCAAAGAGATAGGAGCCAGCAGCTCTGCAAACCAGCCAATAATCCCGCCAATTGCATCGCCGATAAATCCCAGGACACTACCTATGGCTCGCCCAATAGGAGCAAGAGGTTCAAGGGCGGAGGTAACGCCCTCAATAACCGGAACAAATGCAGCAGAAATACCGTCCCATACTCCACCAAGATATGCGGCTATCGGGTCCCAATATTTATGAATTACAACTGCAAGTCCTGCTACTGCCATACCGATTCCTGCCACAATCCATGTGATTGGATTGGCCAGCAAAGCCACGGTGGTTGCACCGATGGCAGGAAGCATGGACCAAAACCCCAGGGCCACGGTTCGAAGAGAGGTAACCATCCCTGCAGCCTGCGTCTTGAATCCTGCCCATTTGGCACCAAGCAATGAGGTCGCGTTTCCACTAGCCAAAGTGCTTACGCGCATCAGAGCCATTTCCGAGCGCACCATTCTAAAAATAGTATTCATGCGCAAGAAAGGTGTTTTAAGCACAGCCCAGGCAAACCCCAGCCCGGAAGCTGCTAGGGACAATGCGAGAACGGAACCGATACCTCCGAAGAGCACCTTGGATAATAAGGGAAACTGCTGGACCAATTCGCTGGCTTTGTTGGCCAGACCGGTCAATGATTCAGCTCCGGAACGCACCGAAGGAGCCAGGACGTTCCCGATGGATATTGCCAGGTCAGACATGGCGCTTCCAAGGACAGTCAATGCGCCCTTGGTGTTGTCCAGCATCTTTTTGGATACCAGTTTCGAGTATCCCTGACTGTTTTGGTTTTGAAAAAGGCGCTGCTGCAGCTTGGATTCAGCCTCCCCCTTTGCTTTGCCCAAAGAAGACAGGACCGCCAAAAATCCGGACACGGCATGTTTCCCGGCAATTGCAGATGCAGCAGCCAGTTTGTCTCCCTTGGACATATTTTGCATCTTGGCGTTGACTTCCGTCAGGATGTCCATCCAGTTGCGCATATTGCCTTGTTCGTCCTGCACGCTGATGCCCATGCGCTTGATTTGCTCTGCCCCACCGCCAAGGTCACCATTGGCCATGAGCTCTCGCATCTGACTTGCGCTGATGCCCATCTGATCCATGGCCTTCTGACCAGCCTTGGCCGGATCAATCATACGCAAAAACATACTGCGCATTGCCGTACCCGCCATGCTCCCCTGGATACCGGCGTCTCCCATGACTCCGGCCATGGCAGCGACCATTTCAATGCTGGCACCTGCCTGTGAAGCAACCGGAGCAACATATTTCAGGGTATCGCCCAGGCTCTCCAATGTGGTGTTGGAAGAGGTGAAGGTCTTTGTCAGTACATCTCCAACACGCGCCGTTTGATCTGCTTTCAATCCAAACCCGGTCAGAGCATTGGAAACGATATCAGACGCCCGTCCCAGATCAGCTCCTGCAGCAGCGGCCACGGTCAATACTCCGCCGATAGCCTGAACCTGCTGGGTGGCATTAAATCCGGCCATGGCCAGATATTCCATCCCTTGCCCGGCTTCCACCGCAGTATATTTAGTGGCTCGGCCCTGTTTCCTTGCTTCTGCGGTCAGTGCAACCAGCTGCTCTTTGGTGGCGCTGGATACTGCTCCCACCCGAGACATCTGGGCTTCAAAGTTCATGGCCTCCCGCACGGGAGCGGCTAAAGACATGCCAACAGCGGCTGTGGACATGAAATTGCCCATGTGCTCTTGACGTTTATCTCTATTGGCCGATTCAGCATTTCGTGCCTTGTTCAAGGCATCGGTACGGGTTTTGAGCATGGCCATGGTCTTGCCAAGGCGCTGTTGCTCCTGGTTCAGCTTCTGGGTATCAATCCCGGCCTGCTTCATCTCCACCGAGAGCTGAGATATAGAGTTTTTGGCTTCCTTGAACTTGGTCTTTGCCTGCCCGGCTTGCTTTGCAGCCCTTTCAAGTTCACGCGACAAACGAGACTCTGCTTTGCCCTGCTGTACCGCCAATCGTTCCCTGGCAGTAGCTAGAGATTTTTCAATCTGGGCACGCTTGGCTGAAGAACGCTTTGTGCCGTCAACCATCTTGGCTTCAAGATCGGCCACTCGCTTGGTTGCGGCCTCCAATCCTTTGGTGGAATACGTCCCACTACTCTTACTGGACTCCAGAGCCTTGACCTTGTTCTGAGCCTCCTGCCATGCCTTCCCCGTCTGAGCCGCCTGCGTACGTAAACTCTGCAACCGTTTAATCCCGGCAGACTTGGCATCAATGCCACGCATGGCACTTCCAAGACGGCCCAATTGGGATTCGGCTCCACGGACTGCTGAGCCCAAGGAAGATGCAATGCTTCCTCCAATGGCGATGGAAAGTGGATAGGTCGTAGCCATATTGTGTTACCTATTCGTTTGCGCAGTCAGTCAACACAACAGCGCTGATGTATTTGTATGCACGACGAAGACGCAGCCAAAGAAGAAACTTATTATCTGTCTTCTGCTGAATCAGGCTGATCAAGTTTTTAGCCAGCAGGCTGTCGGCATCCCGTTCATCTTGAAGAGACTCCACTTCGCCATACATCCAATCATGCACCCGACATGCTGGAGAGATGTCCAGCCACCAGATAGAATCCGGGACCAACCTTCCCTCGAGTCCGTCACGGCCACAGCCGTTGGTCACAAGCATGATTTCTTCAAAGTCGGCCTCTGCCATGGACCTTGGGCAATCCAGAATACATTTCCATTCGGGGAAATACTTACGTACCGTGGTTTTCATTTTGTAAGACCTCGTAAAAATTCCAGCAGTTCCTTGAGGCTGGCCTCCTGTTTGTTCAGCTCGACGCCCACTGTCCCATTCATATCTCGCAATATCCGCAGGCCGGAAATATTCTGACATCCAAGCCTGGAATATCTGACTTCCATGTCGTCTTTATGCACGCTGATAGAACTGCATGCGCAAAGGAGGAACATGGAGCACATCAATAAAATACATGCTCGCATTTGAGCTCTCCTCGCTAGTATCTAGGGGCATTATTATTGAGCAAAAAAAAAAGGCCGGAATTCAATTCCGACCCATGACCATTTTCCTGATGCCAAGAAAATGGTGTCTATCCCTCAGGACGAGAAAGACGCCGAGCATGGCCCAGCGCCTCAACAAATTCGTCCGTTTCAAGTGCCAATATTTCAGACCGCGACCAATGGGTGTAAAGTGCCAGTTCAACCACCAATGCCACGACATCCGGAGGGTTCAAGACAAAAAACCAGTCAGCTCCTTTTGGACTTTCCTATAGTCCTGCATGTCCAGCTTCATGATTGCATCCGGCGATAACTCCGAGAGATTTGCAATCAACCGGATTTCACGCTCGGCATCGCTTTCTGCTGATTTCTGCGCCGCAAGGTTGTCACCTACGGTTGGACGACGAAGAGCAACGTCGGAAATGGGAAGTCCTTCATGCTCGACG